CATATTGTATACCTAATTGGTTAATTGCAATTTTAGTGTGATAAAAATCTCCAATTCTTAAAATACAAATAGGAGGGGCACCAAACGCGGTGTTTCTTGCATCACTTTCAGTTGGTTTACCGTCAGGACCAATAACAGGTATGGTATCACCAGGTCTTATACATTGTTGTAAAAATGTTAATCTTGAATTAAGACCTTCAGGTGTAATCGCATGGAATGCTGGTTGGAAATATTTTAATTTCTCTTTTATACCATCGTATGCCATTGGAGACTCGTCCTTAACCAAATCAAAATAGTCACATTCTGTAAGAAGTTTTTTAACTATAATCTTGGCAATCTGTTCTCTTCTTTTTGCGGTTGTAACAGGTTTTTTAGGTGTTGGATTTCCTGGTGCCTCCATATCGTTTTGATTACCACTAACGGGTTGTGTCTCGTCAACATCAAGTTCTATTGGTACTTCAATCAATGGTGGTTCATCATCAATAGATACAATCTTAACTCTTCTACAGTACATCGCGTCTGTTGAGTATTTTTTGTCCGCACCTGTTAAATCTTCAGTACAACTAATTTGTCCGTTTTCAGTTTCAATAAAGGCTTGTTCACCTCTTGGGTCATCAACTATCTTTAATTTACCTTCATCGACCCATGTCTGTAATGTTTTACCATTAACATCTGTTTTACCTAAAAAGTATTTCCTAACACTATCTATACGTCTTTGCGATAAAGCTTTATTATATGCGAACGGACTAACACCCGCAGGTGGGTTAGGATTAGGTGCCGAGGCAGAACCAATTAAAGTAACCGTTAACTTGTGATTAGCAATTAACGCATCCCCAATTTTTTTAACCAACTTATTAGTATTCTCTTCAATTGTTTTAACTTTAGTATCAAAAAAAGTTTTTACAGGTTCTTTTTGGTCACTATTTGGTTCTTTTTCATAATCGGTTTCTCTACCTAAATAATCCGTCAACACTTGAGCATAAGTTAAGTTTGATGTAGTATCATTAGCGTTTCTTGGACCAGGAACATCATTATGAAAATAAAACGCAAAATCATAACTTTCATTACTATCAAATATTTTTTCATCAGGTTCCGTTTTGGTTTGTTGTTCAGGTGGTTCAGGAGGCACTTCTTCTTTATACACTTTCTTAACCACTTCAGGGTCAGGATTTGTTGTGATAATATCATAAATGTCTTGATACGTAAATTGAGGAAATCTACGAGCCAACTCATAAATATCATAATCTCTACATCCCGCAAAGAAACTATCAACAATCGCAGTAACCCTTTCGTTACTCTCTTTTGACAATTCTTTGTCAACTATGGCGTTTAATATTGACGGGTGGTCAACAACAATTTTCCAAGATAAACTACCTTGTCTCGTAGTGTTGTTATATGTATAAATTGGTTCAGGTCTACCTAAAAATTCGTTACTATTCCAATTAGCTGCGTTTGTTTCACTCACACCCATATCATAAGGAGGAAACCACATAATACGACCCCCATTTGGTCCTCTCTCACAATGTGGTAAATCTTGATATGTAAAACCAGGTTTGGTAGATGTTCTCCATGCTAAATTCTCTATTGAGAACATATATTTTTTAACTCTACCATCAATAATGTTAGTAGAATCTTCTCCTCTAATCGGTGCAATATTTAAGTTATATGTCTTATCTAAAACAGAATAAGTAAACCTTCTGTTTTCGGTGGTCATACCCGTTTCTTTTTGAAGTTCATTCATGAAAAGATATGGACGGTCTTTTGTAAATACTCTACAATATTCTCTACCTTCAATTTGTCCTGACGCATTATTAACATAATTAATAACTCTTGAGCCTTTGGTTAATTCTTTATATCCATCATTAAATACTTTTGATACTTGGTCAATAGCATTACCAACGTGTTGTAATCTTGCGTCGCCAGGTAGTCCATCAGCGGCATCAACTAATCTTTGTGTGTCATCTAATATTGAACCTTTTGTAAATTCATAATTAGTAGATTGACTTGACTCATATATTGTATTAATCTGACCAAAATCAGCATCTGTTATGCCGACTTCTTCACCCCCTTTACCTACAAGACTACCCCCTCTGTCTTTATATTTTGGAGATACCCACGTAAGTCCACCAACTAGACCAACATTATTGTCGTAGTAAGAATATGAATTTAATCCGAATTTGAAGTTTTTATCTCCCTCATATATTTTACCAACCTCACTATATCCTCTTACTGCGGTTTGAACTTTATTACCATCTTGGTCGATTGGTAATTCATTTGACGGAGCAACAATATCTGAAATTTCTTGTTTTGAACTACCAACATAGTAGTTTTGTTTTGGTACTTCAGTAAATAAATCGGTTAAAAAGTTCTTATTGTAATCAGGAACATATCGATTCATCGCAAGTCCTTTAAACAATCTTGACCTTTGGCCTCCTCCTGTGTTGTCCAAGAATGTTTCCATTCCTGTTTTTTCCGTTTTTAGTTTTAAAGTTCCCTTTTTGTCGAATAATCCTGTCACAGCATTTGCCGCCTGATTCAATAATAATTGTCTTGGTTCGGCACTGAAATAATCACCAGGTATCCACGAATATGGAGAATAAACACCACTTATACGACTAATAAAATCTAATCCTTTGGCAATAACATTTTTTGGTACGGATATTTTCCAATCTCTCTCAATTACCGACCTATTACCTGTGGCAATTGCCAATAATTCATAAGGGTCAGAAACGGCATCAATAGCATTTATTCTACCTAATGTTTGTTGGTATGTTTCTTCAGCAACTCTGTACTCAAATTCCGTTTTTAAACTCTCAGCGGCAATTCTCGCCAACGCAGAATCTTGAGAAAGTGAACCGTTATTTCCTTGAGGATTGTTAGATGTAAGAATAGAGAATGGATTATATGTCGATGCAACAAATGTGTAATAAGGTTCTTTACCTACAGAACCTGTTAATCCTGGTGAAACTACATCCCCAATATCAATAGGAAATCCGTAACCACCTTCAGGTCCATATAGATTTTTTACATAAGAATTTTCTGATTGGTCTTCACCAATTACCTCAACCTCTAATGAATCAATAACAGATTGGTCATTAATATTGAACTCAGCCTCACCTGGTTTACTTGTAGGTGTAAAACCATCGTCATTGTAAGGTTTTAAATTCTTAACTAATAACGCCTTTCTATATTGTTCTGTTGCACTAAATGATAATGGACTTGGCATCTAACTATTCTTTATTACATAAATAGATTGTAATGTAATTTTATGAAGATTATAATTTAAGCAGTTGTGATTGAATTGTCGTATTGACCATTCAGATTAAAAAGTGCGTTTTTAAGTTTTGCAACAAATTCCTGATTTTGTGCTAATTGATTAAAATCTACTTGTGTGAAATTTGAATTTGTCCCTTCTAAATTCAAAGTAACAGTACCATTAACGTTTAAGTTAGCATCATTCATACTACTTGTTGTTCCGTTTGGTGTATTTGTACTATTTTGAGATGAATTAACAGCATCAGGTAATGCTTGATTTGTTTGTGGCGGTTCAGGTGTCGATTGTTGTACTGGTTCAGGTGTAGATTCTTGTACAGGATTGTTAGGGTTGGTCCTATTTTGATATCCAGGTTCGTTACTTCTATCTGCAGTTAATATCACATTATCACCACTAACAGTAACAGTATCAAGTCCTGAAAATGCGTTTTTGAAAGCGTCTGTTACTTCAGATGGTAAGTTTTTAATAATTTCATCCGCAGCCCTCATAATCCCTTTTGCTACATTTTTTGCGGTTTCTTCTGAAAGTTCAGGTATTAGTGTTTTTCCTGCCAAATCTAAACCTCGACCTAAATCTCTTTGTCTAATTTCATCTTCAACTGCAGTTACGAATCTATTTGTGCTCGTTACTAAACTTTCAGTAACTTTTTCAAATTGTCCTGACTCCAAAACCGCAGCCTCAGGTTTTGCGGCAATTGATGCAATTTTTGCTGCCATTTCTTCCAATGCGGTCATTGAACGGGTGGCAATTTCTTTATCACTTCTACCCATTTCATTTTGAAGAGAACTTAACTTGCCAAGTTCATCTGCGGTAAGTTGAGCAACATCTTTCATATCGTCTTGACCAGGAATTTTTATTTGTAATGTACCCTTTTTTAACTCACCCAAATTAGCAACCATCTCTCTTTGTTCTTCAGGTATATTTGCTAAACCATCTAAGAATGTTAATTTTTGTGTTTTCTTGGCTGAGTTTAAAGCCATTTCACTTAATTCTTGGAACCCTATTCCTGTAAGATTTGCAACTTCTCTTAATCTTAATAATTCAGTTACGGGAATATCAAACTCACCAGTAGTTTCGTTAAATGTAACCGCAGCGGCACTCATTTTTACAATTTCATCTTGTAACCCCGCCATGTCGGTTTGTGCCATGTTTAATAATTGAAATGGGTCTCCTAATTTACCTATTGCCCCTCCAATCATTTGGAATCCTGCAGCAGTCTCAATTGCCTGACTTGGGTCCATTAGTTTTTCAGCAAAAGATGCGGTTTTAGACATATCAATTCTTAATGATGTCGCTTGAGCCGCCATCTTAGCCAAACCATCAACACCACCCTTAAAATTATAAGAAGCCATGAGTTTCATGTTTTCACCAACACTTCTCATAAACTGACCCACATTAAGACCTAAACTTCTTGCTTCGCCCTGTAATTTACTAATATCTGAAATAGCCTTGTCAGTTCTAACACCTAAATTGTCAAAATTAACAACAAATTTTGACATCTCTTCCGCTGTTAAACCAGCGGTTCTCGCTAAGGCTTGCATATCCACAATTTGTTCTTTTGTTAGATATCTTGTATTTTGAAGTTCTTTGTTAATTGCACCAAATAATGCAATATTTTCTTCATTAGTAACACCAAATTTTAAAGTTTCTTCTCTAGCACTTGCTATAGTTTTAGAGAGTTCCATACCAATTTCTCTTCCTTGACCTAAAACACTTCTGGTCATTTCAACAGTACTTGAAGCAATTTTTTGAGCGTCTTGAATAATAGTGGTAGGAGTTAATGACTTACCTAATGATTCAATAACACCCGCGATACCATTTTCTAGTATACCTAACCTACCAATGGATTGGTCTAACGCCTCTTTAAGTGTTTCATCTCCTTGAAAAAACATAATTTCTTTTTACAATAAATAGATTACCTACGCATTTTGTTATTTTGTTTTTCTATTTGTTCGTTCTTTTTGTTAAATTCTTCAATTAACATATTAACAAAAAACTTTCTTTCGTAGGTAGGCATATACATACAGTCAGTATACGTCATGTTAACATGACGACACAAATAATAAATCTCTTCGAGCATAGATTTTTTATAATCAGAAGAAAGGACGAAAAAACTCAGCCCCGAAAGTGATTTCTACATTCACTTTTTCTCCTGACGGGGCGGTAACTTGTCTTTTTAAATCAAGACGGGGCTCACAATCTTTCATTGTACTTCTTATGAATTTTGAATCCATAATTGGTAACGTATTCACAAATTGAGCAATAAATTCTCGGTCTTCATTACCATCAACATTAATAATGTGTAACTCCAATCTTTTTGTTATCAAAGGAACCGTAACATTAACAGGATATGATTCTCTCATGTCACTCAACATATTAATATCCCTAAGTGTTAACAACTTACACAAAACATTTGACCCTGATTTTGGTAAATTTAATTCAAATAACCCTTTATCATTTGGTTTAAGTTTTGGTTGAATAATATTAAGTTCATCTAATACAACTGTAGATTCAAACTTTTTGTTTGTTTTTGGGTCAAGTAAGTTGAATATATATTCAGGACCAAAAGCAGTGTTTCTTAAAAATATCATGATTGCTTCAACATCACTTTCCAAAAGGTCATCCACATGAATATCAGTTTCATAAATTTTTGCCCTTAAAAGTGTTTGAATTAAATTTTTATTGGTTGAAGTTGACACCAATAAGTTTTCATCTTGGGCGGTTAAATAACCCACCTTTAATGCTTTCTTTTTATTTTTGTAAAACAATCCACCAGAAGGTAGTGGTACCACATCGTGTGGTAAATTCATATTCATTTGTCCATATTGTTGTGATTGGTCCATAATCTAATCTCCTTTAATAAAAAAAACCATAGAAGTACAATGACCTCTATGGTTTAAATATATTGCTGATTGATTTTTAATCAATACTATTTTATATTAGTATACCAAAATACATCTATCAGGACGAAGAGTTGCAGTAATTGTTGCTAAATTATCATCCGAGTAACCTAATGAATCAAAGTTCACATCGGTTAAGAAGGTTCCTTGAAGAATCCATTTTTCAACCGCAACACCTGTTGGGTCTAACATTTCAAGGTCAATATCTTTTTTGTAACCCGCAGCATAACCCATACGACCTGTTACGGACTCTGAGTGTAGACGTACCCACTCCATCAGTGCTTGAGCCGCTGAAGGACCAATTGGGTCACGGAAAGTTACGTTTATGGTATTCCAAGTGAATCTACCAGCCACATACGTAGATGTGTTTAGGAAAGCAATTTCTGTTGCCCCGATTTGAATGTTTGGTCTTGAAGTTGACTCAACATACCAAGAGTTAATTCCTAATGATGAAGGGAATGATAGGATAAACCTATTTTTTCTTTTTGGTTCATAAGGAACGGGCATTTTCATTAATAAATCAGCCATAGTATTTTGGTTTTTCTTTGTTCTTTGTTTATTTGATTATAAATATCTCGTTTTAAAATTTTTCTATTTACTTTTTTCAAAAACCCGATATTCTACACTAGAAGCAAATTAAAATAGTAATAATTATACTTCTTTTTTATCTCCTCCTTTAGTTAAATAAGTCTTAACTGGTTTATCTTCATACTCTTTATCTAAAAATGCTTTGATTTTTTCGACATTTCCTGGGTCATCATCAGAAAACCCAATCATTGGTACAAAGTTATTTTTTACATCATTTTTAAGGAATGCTTGTTTTCCAAGTCTTTCACTCATTTCTTTTACATAAGAGATAAATTCCCTTAAAGCTTTAATTTTTCCTTCTTCAGGGTTTGATGCTGACCCTTCTCCATATGTTACAGGGTAATATTTACAAAGGTCCAAGTACTCATTAATCATACTTTGACTATTCTTTGTTTCGTCACCCGTCATATTTCTATACTTTTTAAGGTTTTCAATAAGAGTCTCCTTACTGATACCATTATGGTCGGTAACAATAAAGTTATATATCGACTCACGAAGAACTGAAGGAGTATGTCCTCTCGCAGTGATAATAGCAAATATTGAACCACCATTTATACATTCTACAAAATCGTCCCATGAAGGACCTGTAGATGCCATCATTGAATCAATAATAAAAGCTTTGTCACCCTTTACACCAAAATTTCTATATGGGTCATTTGCGTAACCCACAATCATTTTGTCTTTATACTCAAAAGGTTCTTTACCAATCAAAGCACGGTAATCTGCAAAGTCTTCTGTAGACATACCAACCTCTTCATCATCTTCACTTAAAAGAATAATCTGTGTCGGCATTGTCACAATATTGTCGTCCCAATCAAAAGCATAATACTTTAAATCAGGATTACCTTCAGGGTCAAAACCTTCACGAAGTTGTTTTTCTTCGTAAAACTCTTTTATGATTCTTTTAATCGACATCTTATTTATTTTTCATTTTTTCAATTAATCTTTCCAATTGAGCTTCAGAAATAACAATGTTCTGAGGTTTTTCAGAAAAAGACTTTTTGCCATTGGATTTCATTTCCATAGCTTCATTTAAAGTTTTCTTTTTAAATTCCATAATCTTATTTTTAGTTAAACGTTTAATAAAAGGCTAATGGGGACCACTGTTTCGGTAGTCCCCATATTATAAATATATGAGTCATTAAATATCCTCAAAAGATGCACCTGTTGGAGTAATCAAGAATTCAATATCGATGAATTCAAGAGCTCTTGTTGGTTTTAGATAAATCTTACCAGTTAAGGTATTTGAATCTAAATCTTCAGGTGTATTAGATACAACTACTCTAAAGTCAATTAAACCACGGTCTCTTCTGATACCATCTAAGATTGGATTAACTGAATCCAAGAATTCTTGTCTTACCTGTTCGTCATTTTGTTCGAACAACAATCTTACTGCCACCGCTGAGATTAATTTACGTGCTTGTAACAACAATCTTCTAACGTTGATTCTGTCAAGTGCAGATTCTCTAACTTGAGTAGTTTTGTTACCCCAAATTACTGTTCCCACATCTGAGAATGTTGCAATTGGGTTTAATCTACCCTTATAAAGAGTGTCTCTATCTTCTTGAGTCAACTTCTTACGTGCCTTAATTGAGTTCACCAAACCACGAGTGTAACCCGCTGATGCGAACCAAGGGAATGCGATGTTATCAGTCAACGCCAAGTTTCTAACAACCTCCGCAGTTGCAGGGATGTAAATTTGTGTGTTGTTAACAGTATCTCTTGTTAATACCCATGGGTAGTAAGTTGCCGTGTAGTTAGAGTCAATCCCTGTCGCTTCTAAATTATCTACCGCTTCTTCAGGGTAAATAAAGTCTGTATCAAAATTACCTAATGTATTTGTGAACATTTGGTAATCAGGTGTCGTACAGATGTAGATAGAATCCGCTCTGTCTGTCTCAACCATATCAATTGCCTCTTCAACTAAGTTTGAGTTATTTACACAATCAATACCTGGTGTTGCAAATACGTTGATGTTTACTGCCTCAGGGTTAGCAAATGTTTGTTGTGCCCATAAGTAAGCGTAGTAGTCGGTGTTACCCCACGTTTCTTGGTTAGGTCCTGTAATTTGTTTAAACGCTCCCCATCCTGTTGCATTTGGATAACTGATTGAAGCCGCTGCTCCCGCTCTGTAACCCGAAGCACCTAATTGGTATCTATCACCGTTTGTTCTGTACTCACGGTATATGTCCCATCCATCAAAACCACCTGACGGTGCTAATGTAAACTTACGAGCATTTAATCTAAAGTATGGGTTAGTTTCTAATTGTGGTTCACTTCTAAATTCTGCATCACCCACTTCAAAAGCAGTTTCACCTGAAGTCGTATAAGTTGCAGGAATAGTAACAACGGTCGCACCTGAATCCATATGGAAACCTTTTGTAAGGTATGCCCATGGTTGAGATGAGGTATCTGTCGCCAAGTTTGTTGGGTTTTGTTTTCCTTTATATTGGAAGAAGTCAGAATCGATACCCACAGTATTTGAAACACCTAAGTATACTTTTCTTACTTTATCACCCGCAGCTCTCGTTTCGTTGTCCGCACCTGAAGCTGTACCAAATGGTGGATTATAGATAACTTCACCTGGAGTATAATACTTAGTTTTATACTCTAAGAATGGTGACTTAACACCTGAGTATTGTCTTGTTTGGTATCCACGGAAACCACAAGGAAGTGCATCTGTAGGTGCATCTTCATTAATTTCCAACATAATAAACTTAGACTTCAATTCAAATTCACCGTTAGATGTACCCACTTTTTTAGCGACAAAACTATTAAGGTTAGGGTCCATAGTACAGTTTGTGAATTTCTCTAATACTACAGGGTTAGCATCCGTGTCAAAATAGTCACGAACAATAATATCGAATGTTCCATTGTTAAATGAAATATTTGCAATTGAAATTTTTACTTCTCTGTTTGCTGAGTTACCATCAGAAATAGTGATAAACTTAAATAGGTCGTATACTGTATTACCTCTCAATTCAGAAACCACATATGGTGTTTCAGGTGTTTGGTAACGGTCTAAGTACCAACCAATACCTGTGTTGCCCGTATCCGTTCTTGCACCTTCTAACGCCAATAAGTCACAATCTAAACCTCTAATCATACCTTTTCTGTATCCAATGTTCAACATTGTGTAATATTCTTCTTCTAAGAATAAAGGTACTTCTGTTCTTGGTTTTGCAAAGTTTGATTTACCAAATACTTTTGATACATAATTTGATTTTGAAACATCAAAAGAAGTTTTAAATTCAAAATTGTCACCACCTGCAGTTAAACCTGAAATAGAGAATGTTGCAAATGGATTTTTAGTCACAGCTGAATATGAACCTGAACAATCCATAACAACATCAGTCAATCCTGATACTTGATATACTGGTCCGTCATCAGATGAATAAGTTGCAATACCTCTTGAACGTAATGTTGCAATTACTAAATTATGGTATTGTCCAATTGGAGTACCTGAATATGAAGTAACATAAAATGCTGCGGTACCACTATATTCGTTACCTGTTGTGTTGGTTAAACCAGTTACACCAGCACCAAAACCGTAACCTGTATATACGTTAGCATTTTCACTAAACAACGCATAATACCAAGGGTCGTTGGTTGAATCAGTTAATGTATTTGCAGTAAACTGAATTGCATTTACCTCAAGAATATTTGAATCTGATGAATAATTAGGTGTCGCGTTTACTACGCCAGTATAAGTTGCACCTGAAACTGAACCCCAAAAATATGATGTCTCACCTGATGCTGTTGGGTCTGCAATTTCACTGTAGAATGCAGTTTCCATATCAGTTAATAATGATGACTCACCACCTGTGTAAGTAGTGTAAGGGTCAGATATAATATTTTGTATTGCTGCAGGTAATGCAGAATAATCAGTAATTTCAATTGAACTACTTGTTCCTGACACACCTGAGAATGAAACAATAAATGGTCCTGATACTGCAGTTGCAGTAATACCTGAACTATCTACGTTACCTACCGTTTTTATTGACCATGATGGTCCCGCGTCATAACCAGATAAACCTAACACTCTTGTTACGAACAACTGATTTGACTGTTGTAAGTATGCCTTAGCAATGTAGGCTGCCTCGTATTTAGGAATCTGTGTGTTGACAAATTTTGTTGGATTTGTACCACCGAAGTAAGTTGTATACTCATCAAAGTTTGTGATGAAAATCGGTTCAAATGCTGGACCCGATAAAGCTTCACCGACAATACCTAATGTAGTTACACCCACACTCTGTGCCACAAAACTTAAATCTCTTTCAGATGTGTAAACACCTGGAGAAACGAATACTTTGTTTGCTGTCGCCATGTTTTAAATAATTTCTAAAAGTTTTATTTATTAGATAAATATTGTCAAAAACACCAAAAAACATTTAGTTTAAAGACATATTTATATTTAGTAGGAAAATATTCTACCTTTTTTCTACCTTTTAAAAAATCACTTATGAGTAAAATAAAAAACATAAAAATTTCGCCTGAATCTCACGAGGTGTTGAAAAAACACTGTGAAAAACACGGGTTAAAGATTTATAAGTTTTTGGAAAAACTGATTGAGGAAAACTGTAAAGAAGTGACCGATATCTACGGAGAGTGATTACTGTAATCTTAATTTGGTCTTAAGTTTTGAAACTTTTGTATTGTCATTTCTAACAATATCTATTCTAATATTGTCGTTGGTATTAATCTTAACGAGACTAACATCGTCACCAATATAGTCGTCATTTATGTAAACAGAATAACTATCAACATTGTCTGTTTCGTTGATTGTCATATCTACCATATATCTATATACCTCACTTAAAGAATCGGTACCCACAGGATAAACAACATCCAAATCAAAATTAGATGGGTTTGATGGTTCTTTCTTTGCTCTTCTTTTTCTATTAAAAGTATTAACCTCCAATAAAGTCGTGGCTCTTGAAATTGCTGGTGATACTTCAAATTCTTCTTCATCCATTAAAAACCCTAACATTGTGAATTCATAGTTTTGGATGTAGTATTTTCTCTTTTCAATATCAGCTACCGATTCATCAGTAATACCGTTCATAATAATAGGAATGTAGTGACCCTTTACAAAAGTATACGCTTGACGAGATGAGAATTTTTGTAAAACATTTTTATTGAACTCGTTTAAGTGTCTCATCTTATTACAGAATATCTTTACATTAAATGTGATATCAACAGGAATTGGTTGAGGTATTTTGTATATATCCATACCTTTTCTTTGTCCGTCCCATGTCGGAACTTTGGCATAATAAAATTGTTTTCTGTTTGGTATGGTATATTGAAGTGATGGGTTTGAACCATATGGTACTTCAGGTTTTCTAACCGTAGCAATAAATGGTGGTTTTATATTCTTATCCAAGTCTTGAAAGTTCCAAGTCTCGGTAAACTGAGCCCAGTTTTGAGTTGTAATAATAATATCAACAGGGTTAATCTTTTTACCGTCAACAACAGTTTCCAATTCATTTTTAACAAAATCCAACATGCCACGGTCCAAATCAGCATGAAGAATAGATTTTGGCAAATAGGTACCGTCCTCTTGAATAAAATCCAATAATTCTTCTCTTCTTTTAAGAAGGATTTTTTCAGGAGTTAAGGGTAAGTGTTTTTTTATTTTCTTTGGTAATCCCATTATTTTTTAATTTCACTAATAAAAAATACTTTATCTTTGGCGTTAACCATTTCTACTTCTTTTGCGTTATAGATTGGTTCTTCTGTATCTTTCATAACAAACGAGTCGTATTTGTAAGGGTTATAGGTTACAATGTTACTGTTAGGTTCTTCAGGAATATTTTCACACGGATATTCACAATAGTCAACCAACGTACCAATAACAAACGCATGAACATTTTTTGACTTTTCTCTTCTTACTTTATCTTTACCACCTTGTCTTACTCTAAACTCAACATCCTCTAATTTAATAAAATCAGCATGGGCCATTACTTTACCTTTATATTGAACTGAAAAGGTATGTTTATGTAAATTATAATAAACCATCACTCTTTTACCGATGATATCAGTATCTTCTTCTTCAACAACTAACCCCATAACGGATTTCATATAATTAATTTCTTTTAATAAACGACTCATATTCCTTTAAATTCTCCATCATTTACAGGTGCAGCAACAATACTTCTATAAAAAGGTTTGTATCCACCGTATGTATGTTTATTGTCACTAACAACACGACCGTCATTAACAACAGAATAATATCTTACTCTTTTCTCTGTTTCATAATAACCAAGATAATCACCATATTCAATCTCAATATTCAACTCATCCAACGCAGATTGATAAACACCAACTTTTAAATTACCTGGCTCCATCTGAGACATACGAGAATTTCCGTAGTCTTGATTTTCAGGTTGTTCGATGGTCACATAACCCTTAAATTCAACAGGGGGTAAAAACTTAATACCATCTTCAACGGTCTCACCATACACATCGTCAATTTTTGTTTTTTGACGGTCAATACGATAAAGGACCAATGTAAAGTTCATGTCACCCTCCAACCATTCGCGTCCCATTTCTTGCTCCAAAGCAAAATCTTCAGAACCAAAAAACTTCTCCAAACGTGTAATAGGTATCTTTCTTGTTGTCATATATTGATAAATAGTTTGATTATAGTTATATTATAAATATTTCGCGAGATGCAAAACAATAACGACAAATTATCTAAAATACCTGAAGTAAGGGCTCAACGCATATTGGAAGAATACGAGGGGTTCAATAACTACATATTGGGTATAAAAAAGAAAAGTGAAAAACAAAAACACTTTAAACTTACTCGCGCTCAAGCCGATTACATAAATTCAAATCACAATAAGGTCCCAAAGATTGCGAGAAAATGGGCGGACCTTGACAGTTACTTTGGTAAAAAGATGATGGAAGAAAAACTTCTAACCAAAATACCTGAAAAAGTTTATGTAGAAAAAATATTGGTTGAAAAAGACAAATCATTTCATATATGGGGTAAAATGTTTGAAAACCAAGAATT